CCCGATGACTACTGGTACAGTCCCTAATGGTCCCTGCGTGGGCCAGACTGAGCAGGATTAGTAGGACTATGGACCAAACGAAAACTCCTCGCTATGGGGCTACTGAGCCTCGGCTACATAGTCCGTACCTCAAGGGCCCTAACCGCGGCGATGAGATCGCTCAGCTTGCAGAGAGTATCGGCTTGCCGCTTTTACCTTGGCAGGATTTTGTAATTAGGGATATGACCTCGGTAGATGCTGATAATTTATTCATCCGTAAGACCTCGCTGGTTCTCTGCGCTAGGCAACAAGGCAAAACTCACCTCGCACGTATGATGATGCTCGGCCATATGTTTTTATTCGATAGCCCTAATATCCTTATTATGAGCTCTAACCGGTCAATGGCTTTAGATACCTTTAGGCAAGTCTGCTACGCGATTGAGGGCTCAGCTGATCTCAGCAGGCAGGTTAAGCAGATCCGGTACGCCAATGGCACCGAGTCGATCGAGCTTAAAAACGGGCACCGGCTAGATGTAGTAGCTGCTACCCGTGATGGATCTCGTGGACGTACCGCCTCGTTTTTGTACATAGATGAAATCCGAGAGATTAGCGAGGAGGGGTACCGCGCAGCTACTCCTACTACGCGTGCAAAAATTAACGCGCAAACCCTACTGACGAGTAATGCCGGGGATAGCTTTAGCACCGTACTTAACGATTTACGCGAGAGAGCTCTTTCTAATCCTCCTGAGACTTTTGGATTTTATGAGTACTCGGCCCCTCCTTTTGCCAAGCTCACAGATCGCGCAGCGTGGGCGATGGCTAACCCGGCACTTGGCTACACAGTCACCGAGGCAGCTCTTGAGGAGGCGGTAGCTACTCAGCCCGTGGAGACCACAAAAACTGAGCTACTTTGTCAGTGGATTTCGTCTACAAGTAGCCCTTGGCCGCATATGTCGGTTGAGGAGGCAGGCGATAAAGACCTCAAGCTAGTGCCCGGTCCTCTTACTATTTTTGCTTTTGACGTAGCTCCGAGCCGTAGAGATGGGTCGCTCGTAATGGGCCAGATGCTCGAGGATGGACGGATAGGCGTAGCGGTGCTTGAGGTATTCCACTCGGACGTATCTATAGATGAGCTCTTTGTAGCTAATGCGATCGCTAAATGGGCAAAAATCTATTATCCGCGGCAAGTGGCTTACGATAAATATACGACTGCCTCTATAGCTAAAAGGCTCGAGGTAAACGGTATACAGATCCTCGACATATCCGGCACAAAGGGATACCAAGCCTCAGGGGATCTCTATGAAGCTCTCTCTAATAAAAGGCTAGTGCACTCGGGCCAAGATGAGCTCGTTACCTCTATGGCTAATTGCGCGGCTAAGGAGTCAGATGCGAGCTGGCGTATCGTGCGCCGTAAATCGGCCGGGCCCGTAGATATTGCTATCGGTTTAAGTATGGTCGTACACGTACTTACGCAGCCTCTAGGTGAGGCTAAAGTATACGTTTAGACACGCGACACAAAGCCGTATTTATGCTTGACAGTATGGGAAAATGGAGACTATGGGACTATTACAAACTCTAGGCTTTAAGTCAGCTGAAAAGCAGACCGTAGAGGCTCAGTATGCCCCGGCCGTTATGGATACTACATACGGCTACGGATCGTTTAATACTAACTCCGCTTATGGATATAACGGTATTGGTATAGATCGTAATTTTGCATTACAGGTAAGTAGCGTAGCTCGCTGCCGTAACTTAGTAGCTGGAGTTATCTCCTCGATTGACCTCGCACTTTATAAAAAATCTACCGGCGAAAAGTTAGGCTCTCCGGTATGGCTTGAGCAACCCGATCAGCGGCAACCGCGCAGCGTTACCATAGCTGCAACCGTAGATAGTCTTATGTTTTATGCGTGTGCATATTGGCGCGTTACTTCTTTGTATGCCGATGATGGACGGCCTAGCGGATTTGAGTGGGTAGCAAATAATCGCGTTACTTACACTACTAATAAATTTGGTACTGAGGTTAAAGATTATTTTGTAGATGGTCAGCTCGTACCGATGGGCGGTATCGGATCGCTCGTTACTTTTCAATCACTTTTGCCAGGAGTATTACAGTCAGCAAGTACGACGATTAAAGCTGCTTACGACATACAAAGAGCAGCTGCGGTATCTGCAGCTACGCCAATGGCTACTACTATCTTAAAAAATAATGGTGCGGATTTACCTGAGACACAGATACAGGGAATACTTGCAGGCTGGAATAGTGCTCGTAGAAATCGTAGTACGGCATATCTTACTTCCACTTTGACTGCAGAAAATATCGGCTTTAGCCCTAGAGATATGATGTATAACGAGGCATCACAGTATTTAGCTACTGAGATCGCTCGCGCTATGAATGTGCCTGCATATTATATTTCTGCAGATATGAATAACTCTATGACGTACCAAAATATATTAGATGGTCGTAAGGAGTTTGTTGCTTATTCTTTGCAGCCTTATATCTCAGCTATTGAGGACAGGCTCAGTATGAATGACATAACAAATAGCTCAAATCAGGTGCGTTTTGCGGTAGACGATACGTTTTTACGTGTCGATGCAAAAGAACGTTTAGAGATTATCGAAAAAATGCTTAACCTTGATTTGATCGACGTAGAACAAGCTCGACAAATGGAACAACTCACACCGCTAGGAGATGCAAGTGCTACTAACGTTTAGTCAAGAAATCCAAGCTGCAGATACAGAGCGCCGGATCGTATCCGGACTTGTTGCACCTTATGGCGAGGTCGGACACACGAGCGCAGGCCCGGTAGTTTTCGAGCGTGGCTCGATCGTCATTCCAGATGCAGAGAAAATAAAATTACTATCGCAGCATCAACAAGATAAACCGGTAGGTCGAGCTATCAGCTTTAGCGACTCTACCGCTGGCGTTTATGGATCCTTTCGATTGAGTATGAGCTCCCGGGGACAGGATGCTTTACTCCTTGCGCAAGAAAATCTCGTAAGCGGCTTATCCGTAGGGGTAGATGTAACTGCCTCTAAGCCGATGGGAGATTACTTGCTCGTCACTGCGGCCGTCCTAAAAGAGGTTAGCCTTGTCGAGAGTGCGGCCTTTTCGAGTGCCTCAGTGGATGAAATTATGGCGGCACGTGCAGAACTAGAAGCTGCAACAAGTACAAAAGAAAAAACTACTACTATTTCTACGACTATCGTAGAGATCGAAACAGAAACCGAAAGCGAGGGAGCTATGACTACAGCCCCAGAAAACACACCGGAGGAGACTCCAGTAGATACACCGGTCGAGGCTGAAAAGGTCGAGGCTGCTCGTAAAATCATCCGTCCATCAGTTACAGACTCTCAGCGAGTCCGTACACCTATTGTCTCTATGGCTACTTACACAGAGCACAAGATCAAAGCTGCACTCGGTAGCGATGAATCACGCCTCTACGTAACCGCAGCAGATGATAGCTTTTCTACCAACCCTGCGTTCAATCCCACCCAGTACCTCTCAGAATTTGTAACTAATACACGTTTTGGTACACCTGCTATTGACGCGTGTTCTCAGGGGACTTTGCCTACAAGCGGTATGACAATTTCCGTGCCGTCACTTGTTACCTCAGCTGGTGGTGGTTCAGGCGTAGCGCCTACCGTCACAGTAGAAGCCGAGGCTGGAGCCGTATCTAATACAGGTATGGTTACAGAATATCTAACCGGTACAGTATCTAAGTACTCAGGTATGAACACTATCTCAGTCGAACTACTAGAGCGCTCAGATCCAAATTTCTACGCAGAGCTTACAAATCAGCTACAAAATGCTTACCTAACTTCTATTGACACTGCCGTAGTAAGTGCACTACTAACTGCTAGTACCGCTGCAACTGCAACTACCGCAGATAGCGATGGAGTTATTGCGTTTAGCTCACAAGCTGCAGCAACCATCTACAAGAACACCGGTTACTTTGCGCAGAACTACATCGGTAATGCCGCACAATGGCAACTACTAATGGGCGCAGTGGATACCACAAAGCGACCAATTTATAACGCTATCCAACCAATGAACGCAGCCGGACAGGTAGGCCCTCAGTCTATCCGCGGTAATGTTCTCGGTTTGGATCTCTATGTCGATAAGAACTTCACAGAGACCACAGTAGATGACGGCTCAGCGCTAATTTTGGCTCCTGAAGCTTTCACCGTTTACCGTGGACCACAAGCTTATATGAGCGTAAATGTTGTATCTAACCTACAGGTTCAGGTCGCTATTTATGGCTTTATGGCTACGATCGCCAAGATGCCTAACGGTATCGTCCGTTACCTCAAGGCGTAAGCAAAAAACCTAATAGTCGGTAGGGCTCTTAGCCCTTTGAGCCCTACCGGCCTCTTTTAAGATTGGAGTAGAGATGCCTGCGACATATGTCACCGAGGCCGAGTTACGCGCTAACTTGGGTATCGAGAATTTATACTCGAGCGATATCGTCGAGACGTGCTGCCAGACTGCTCAGGATCTCCTCAATCAGTTTTTATGGTTTGACTCAGCTCCAGTGGTAGGCGTAACGCTACAAAATAACATAGCCACTGCGATGATCGCTAACCCTATGATCTTTACTACGGGCCAGAGCGTAACCTTGAGTGGATGCGGCTCAACCTTTAACGGAACCTACACGATCACCG